TTAACTAATAGTGATATTCGTGAGAAATTATTTCAAGAAAGTCAATCACAACTTGAACAAGATATGGCACCTTTTGGATTTGTAGTTGATGGTATAAATGATCCAGAAGAAGAAACTGTTGACGAATATGGTAATAGATGGTCTAGTGTTGTTAGGAAGTACGATACAAACTGGTAAGTTCATCATCAATTAAATCATTATCTAATTTTATAAAACAATTTTGACAGACTACCTCATTATTTTCAATCTTTTCTAAAAGTTCTTTACGATTTTCTTCTTTTAAACTTATTTTTTGAGATTGTGAACGAATGATTCTATCATCTGGATAAAATTTTAAAACAACAATTTCAGACTCTGCACAATATTTACAAGATTTACCTCTCAGTTGTTCATTAATCCATTTATCTTTTAACCTACGATGTCTTCGTGCAACTTTACGAATCGTGTTTCTATATTTTTGATAATGGTCACTCATATTTATATTTAGACTTCGTATAAAATCAATATGATAAAAACTGTTTTTTTATAAATATAATTGAATTTAGTATTTAATAACAAAAAGGAGTAGAAGTATGGGATTTTTAGTTTCTCCAGGCGTTCAAGTCAAAGAAATTGATTTAACAAACATTGTCCCTGCCGTTGCTACAACTATTGGTGCTGTTGCTGGCCCCTTTCAAAAAGGCCCAGTTGGTGAAATAACTACTATTAGTTCAGAACAAGATTTAGTAAGAATTTTTGGTAAACCTCAAGATACCTCAAATCAATACGAATATTTCTTTACTGCAGCTAATTTTTTACAGTATACAAATACACTAAAAGTTGTGAGAACACAGAGTGCGATTCTAAACGCAGACTCTGATGGTGGTGGAATATTAATTAAATCTACCTTGGACTACCAAGAAAATTACAGACCTAATCTATCATTAGGAGCTGCAAACTCAAGTGTTGGAGTATTTGCATCAAGAACTGCTGGTACACATGGAAATGGTATTAAAGTAGATATCTGTACAAAAAACACATTTAGTCAAAATTCAGCAAAACAAGTAAATGACGGAAGTGCAACCGCTGGTGAAACCACAATCACACTTGATGCTTTCGATGCTGGTGATTTTGCAGTTGGTCAAATTATAGAATTTTATTCTGATGCTGGTCGTACTACTTTTGCAAGTGGTCATGAGGGAGTAAGATATGAAATATCTGCTCTTGATGCATCAGCAGAAACAATAACTATCAGACAATTAGATGACCCTGCTGGAAAGGGTTTAATTGCAGATTTAGCTGATGACTCATTTATTACAAAATATTGGAGATTTTTTGATTTATTTGATGGAGAGCCAGGTACTTCTGACCACGCAACTGCAAGAGGTATTTCTGATGACGAAATGCACATAGTAGTTTATGATTCTACTGGAAGTGTTACTGGTTTCGACAACGATGTTGCTGGACAAAGAACAAGTTCTGTTATAGAAACATTCCCTTTTGTTTCTAAAAACCCAGAAGCAGTCGATTCATCTGGTAATACATTATTTTATGTAGACAGAATTTATGAAGAATCACAATTTGTATATGTTGTTAACCACCCATCTGCAATGAAAGATGGTTCTGGTGACTGGGGTATCGTTTTAAAATCTGATGCATCAGTACAAAGTGTTACTGCATATAACTTATTAGCATCTTCTCCCTCTGTAAATGCAATAGACACTTCTACACTTACTGGTGGAACTGATGACTATGCAGTTACAGCTGGTGAACAATTAAGTGCATATAAACTTTTTGAAGATGCAGAAACTGAAGATGTAAATCTAATTATGGCTGCAAAAGCAGGACAAGCACTCGCAAATAATTTGATTACTATCTCAGAGAATAGAAAAGACTGTATGACATTCATCTCACCAGAAAGAAGTGATGTAGTTGGTGTAGCTAATCAAGAAACTATGACTATAAATGTCAAAAACTTCTTTGATACACTAACAAGTTCTTCTTATGCAGTGTTTGATAGTGGATACAAATATATGTACGATAGATTCAATGATGTTTATCGTTATGTTCCACTTAATGGTGATGTTGCTGGACTTGTTGCACAAACAGAACAAGTTGCAGAAGCATTTTTCTCGCCTGGTGGTTTCAATAGAGGTCAAATAAAAGGTGCAGTAAAATTACCTTTTGTTCCTACACAATCACAAAGAGATACACTATATAAAGCAAGAATTAATCCAGTAGTTACATTCCCTGGCCAGGGAACTGTTCTATTTGGTGATAAGACTGGACTTGCAAAACCAAGTGCTTTTGATAGAATCAATGTAAGAAGATTATTCATTATCCTAGAAAAAGCGATTGCAACTGCAGCTAAGTTCCAACTCTTTGAGTTCAACGATGAATTTACAAGAGCACAGTTTAAAAATTTAGTAGAACCTTTCTTGAGAGATATTCAAGGTAAAAGAGGACTTACTGATTTTAAAGTTGTTGCAGATGAAACAAATAACACTGGTGAAGTTATTGATAGAAATGAGTTTATTGCAGACATTTTCGTCAAACCAGCTCGTGCTATCAACTTCATAACTCTGAACTTTATCGCAGTTAGAACTGGGGTCGCATTTACAGAGGTAGGAGGATAAGATGGCAAACATTAACGATTTTAAATCAAGACTCGCTGGTGGTGGTGCTCGTGCCAATCAGTTTAGAGTTATCCTTCCACCGCCTGTTGGTGTAGTGACCGCTGGTATTAATACTGAACAGTTTTCATTTTTATGTAAAGCAACCAGTTTGCCAGGTCAAGAACTAACTGAAATCGCAGTTCCATTTAGAGGTAGAAATCTATATGTTGCTGGTGAAAGGGAGTTCGCAGAATGGACAACTATGGTATTTAATGATACCGACTTTGCAATTCGTAGAGAAATGGAAAGATGGATGAATGGTATTAACGACACTGTGAATAATACTGGTGCAACAAATCCAGCAGATTACAGAGTTGATATGATTGTTCAACAACTAGATAGAGATGATACTGTATTACATCAGTATACTTTAGAGGGTTGTTTTCCAAGAGCCATTGGTGCAATAGAACTTGCATACGACACTAATGATGCGATTGAAGAATTTGAGATAACTTGGCGTTATGACACATTTAGAGTATCTGGTATCAATCTATAACTCTACTAAATAATACAAAGTAGGAGTTATTAATGGTTGATGTATTCGGTTTTGAGATAAAAAGAAAAGAAAAAAGTCCAACAGCTATTGTTGAACCATCTTCTGATGATGGAACTTATGATGCAGTAAGTGGTGGATTTTATTCAGCAGTTATGGATACGGATGGTCGTTCTCGTACAGAGGATGACCTTATCCGTAGATATAGAGATATTGCAATACAACCAGAGTGTGATAGTGCAATAGAAGATATCGTAAGTGAAGCAATCGCTTCTGATGAAAGAGATATGTGTGTTTCTATATCTCTTGACAATTTAAAATATTCCCAAAATATTAAAAATAAGATTAGAGAAGAGTTTGAAAATGTCTTGAAACTTTTAGACTTTGATACTAAAGCACATGATATCTTTAGAAGATGGTATGTTGATGGTAGAATATTTTACCATAAAATTATCGATTCTAAAAATCCAAGAATGGGTATTCAAAGTGTAAGATATGTAGACCCAAGAAAAATTAAAAAGGTTAGAGAAACAGATAAAACTGGTAGTAAAGGTGTTGATGTTGTAAAAAATGTCAAGGAGTATTATCTTTACAATCCAGCAGGAGGTTCAATAAATAACGCAACAACTGGTTTAAGATTAACATTAGATTCTGTTACATATTGTCCATCTGGACTGATCGATATGCATAAAGGGACTGTGTTATCATATCTTAATAAAGCAATCAAACCAGTAAACCAACTAAGAATGATTGAAGATGCAGTTGTAATTTATCGTATATCAAGAGCCCCAGAAAGAAGAATATTTTATATTGATGTAGGAAACTTACCAAAAATAAAAGCAGAACAATATTTAAGAGATGTTATGAATCGTTATCGTAACAAACTTGTATATGATGCATCTACTGGTGAGATTCGTGACGATAGAAATCAAATGAGTATGTTAGAAGATTTTTGGTTACCAAGAAGAGAAGGTGGTAGAGGAACAGAGATTACTACACTGCCTGGTGGTTCTAATTTAGGTGAGATAGATGATATTACATATTTTCAAAGAAAATTGTATCGTTCATTGAATGTTCCCATATCAAGATTAGAAGCAGAACAAAATTTTTCATTGGGTAGGTCAACTGAGATTACTAGAGATGAACTTAAATTTACAAAGTTTGTTGCAAGACTTAGAAAAAAGTTCTCAGTTATATTTACTGATATGTTAAGAACACAATTAGTTTTAAAAGGTGTTATCGCAGATGAAGAATGGAAAGATATGAAAGAACATATTCAATATGACTTCTTACAAGATAACAACTTTACAGAACTTAAAAATGCAGAACTTATGAGAGAAAGACTTGAAATGTTAGGACAAGTTGAAAGTTATGTAGGTCAATACTTTTCAAAGAGTTGGGTAAAAAAGAATGTATTAAAATTTACTGATGAAGAAATACAAGAAATGGACAACGAAATGGAACAAGAGGAAGGTGGAGACGAGGAAGATATTAACATGAGTGAAAATAAAGGAGCTAATAATGAGCAAAGAAAAAATAAGTAATATGATAGATAATATCATGGATCAAGATAATATAGGTGCAGAGTCTGAATTTAAATCTGTTATGTCTGATAAGGTTGGTCAAAAGTTAGAAGATGAAAGAAAAATCATTTCAAAAGATATGGTAACTAGACATATCCCACAATCAGAGACAGGCGATGATGAGGTTTGATAGTCTATATTCAACGATTATAGAAAAAGATGAACATAAAAAGACTGTTGAGTATAAGAAGTTATCACCTAAAATGAAAAAGTCTGTTGATTTCATTTTCCAACAAATGGATGCAAAACCCTCAGACTTTATAAATAGTTTTGAGAAAACAATAGATAACGCAGTAAAAAAGTTCAAAGTTTCAAAAAATGAACTTATGGGTTATTTTGAAAAAGAAATGTTAACAATAGGAAAGTAAAATGGCATATGTATCAAGAACATTAAAAGATACAGACTTTGAAACAGTCGTTCATGTCACAATTACTGGGACAAATGGTACTGCAACTGGAGTTGTAGATGCATCTGCACTTTCTGGTGCTTCAACTGACCCCAGACTTGCGATTGTATCTTGTACTTGGAGTGTAAGTTCTACTACTGAAATAGAGTTTCACGCAGATGCTCCAGTAACTGCACTTACATTAAATGGTAATGGTAATTTTAATATCGGTAGTCAACAATTACCACCAATCACAAATAATGGTGGAACTGGTGTAGATGGTGATATTGATATGGAAAATGATGCAGCTTGTGTTGGTTTTGTCATTATGAAATTAAGAAAAGTTTCTGGTTATAATAACCTATCATAAGGAAGAGTTATGAAACTAATATCTGAAACATTAGAAGATGTTCAATTTTTAAAAGAAGAGGACGAAAAGGGTAAAACTTATAAAATTAAGGGTATCTTTATGCAAGGTGACATAAAGAATCGGAATGGTAGAGTTTATCCAGTAGAAGTATTAAAAAATGAAGTTGACAACTATAACAAAAAATTTGTTTCTAAAAATAGAGCATATGGTGAATTAGGACACCCAGAGGGGCCTACTGTTAATTTAGACAGAGTATCTCATATGGTAACTTCATTAAAACAAGATGGTTCAAATTTCATAGGTGAAGCAAAAATTATGAACACACCTATGGGTAAAATTGTAAAGAATATTATGGATGAGGGTGGAACATTAGGTGTTTCATCACGAGGTATGGGTAGTTTGGTACAAAAAAATGGTGCAAACTATGTCAAACCAGATTTTATGTTAGCAGCTGCTGCTGATATAGTTGCAGACCCTTCTGCACCAAACGCCTTTGTACAAGGTATTATGGAAGGAAAGGAATGGGTATGGGACAACGGACTTTTAAAAGAAGTTCAAATTGAAGAAATCGTAAACGATATTCAAGAGGGAGTGCGTAAAAAAACTCCTAATATTGAAGCTCTTGCGTTTGCAAAGTTTCTTAAAAAGTTATAAAACTATAAATAAATATGAATATAACAAGGAGATAACCAATGGCCGATTTAGACCAAACTATTGAGGAATTGGAAAAGGAAGTAAAAGCAGAATTAGAAGAAGCAGCTCACGATGCTCCTACTAAAGGTTCTGGTAAAGCAGACCCTATGCCTAAAATGAAAAATGGTGAAAAACCAGAAGAAGTTCCTGGCCCAACCCCAGAAAAAGATGCAAATATGGCTGGAAAACCAGATGCATCTAAAAAAATGAAAAAAGATACATCAGCACCAACTAAAGGTGCAGTTCCACCAGAAAAATCTGACAAAATGAAAGAGGGTTTTTCTGATGACGAAATCAGAGCATTATGTCATACTAAAGACCATGACTGTGCTACTGTTGTGGAACACCCAGTATGGGGTAAAGGTAAACCTCTTCACGCTTCACACGCAGTTCCAGATGATGACGGATATGTTGCATGGTATGATGTTACTTTCAAACATGGTATTGAAAGAAAAGTTATGGCAGAAGACATGAAAATCGTTAAAGAAGCACATCATGGTTCTGGTGATGGTGGTGATGACGAAAAAAAAGATGAAGGTAAAGACCCCCAAAAAATGAAAAAGGATGAACTCATTACTGCTATGAAAGACATGGCTGGTAAGAAACATTCAAAAGATGAGTTAGTCGCAATGTATAATGGTATGGTAAAGGGTATGGAAGGTTCTTATGAAGGTGCCCATGATAAAGATAAAAAAGATGATGATGAAGAAGAAATGGACGAAAAGCTTAAAAAAGAATACTACAATGTAAATGTAGATGCTGATGTTAATGCTTTAACAGAAGGTGAAAACTTTTCTGATGAGTTTAAAACAAAAGCAAAAACAATCTTTGAAGCTGCAGTTTCTTCTAAAATCGCAAGTATCGAAGATATTTTGATGAAAAATCATAATCAAAAACTTTCAGAAGCAAAAGAAGATATGGTTGACAAAGTTGATGCATATCTAAACTATGTAACTGAAGAGTGGAAGAAAGAGAATGAACTAGCAATAGAAAGAGGTCTAAAGGGAGAAATCGCTGAAGACTTTATTACTGGTTTAAAATCTCTTTTCGAAGACCACTACATTGATGTTCCAGATGAGAAGTATGACATTCTGGAAGCTCAATCACTAGAAATAGACGAACTAAAACAAAAAGTAAACGATTTAATGGAAAGTGGTAAAACACATTCTAATAGAATCGGTGAACTTGTTAGAGAATCTATGATTTCTGAAGTATCAAAAGACTTAACAGAAACTGGAAAAGAAAAGTTTAAATCTTTGACAGAAGATGTAGAGTTTACTGACGAAAAAGGATTTAATGAGAAGTTAGTTACTTTAAAGAACTCTTACTTCCCTTCTCAAGAGAAGAAAGAAGAAGTTTTGTCAGAAGAAACAAATACAAAAGAAGTTGATTCTTCAGATGCAATGGCGGCATATACGGCTGCGATTCAAAAAACCCACAAAAGGGCGATGAATTAATAAATATTATAAATATTATTAAACTTATAAGGAGAAACTAAATGTTTCAAACACATTCATTACAAGAAAAGTGGCAGCCCGTTTTAGACCATCCAGATTTACCAAAAATCAATGATGCGTATAGAAGAGCCGTTACCACTGTTATATTAGAGAACCAAGAAAAAGCACTCAGAGAAGATGCTTCTTTCTTGTCAGAAACTCCAGTTAACGCACAACAAGGTGGTGTTAATCCAATGGCAAATTGGGATCCCATTTTGATTTCACTTGTCAGAAGAGCTATGCCTAATTTGATTGCATATGACATTTGTGGTGTGCAACCAATGACTGGCCCAACTGGTTTAATCTTTGCAATGCGTTCAAGATT